TAGATAACAACTACGCATTAGCGTATAGCAACGCAGCAGCAAGTTTTATACAAACATCTGAATGGAAAAACGCAGAAGAAGTTTGTAAATTAGCATTAGAAGCAGACCCAAATGACAAGAACGCACAAATGAATTTGGCTCATGCTTATTTAGCACAAGGCAAGTGGAAAGATGGCTGGAAACATTGGGGTGAATCACTTAATAGCAAATTCCGTAAAGAATGGCACTATAAAGATGAATCACGATGGGAAGGACAAGCGTATAAAAACATTGTGATATATGGTGAGCAAGGATTAGGTGATGAGATATTCTATGCTGACTGCATTAATGATGCTATCGCTATTAGCAACACTGTTCATATTGATTGCGACCCAAAATTAAAAGGATTATTTCAAAGAAGTTTTCCTGATGCTTTTGTTCACGGAACAAGACAATCAGAAAACGTTGAATGGTTAGATAAGTTTGAATTAGACCATAGATGCGCAATAGGCGGACTTCCTGAATTCTTTAGGCATGATAATAAAGACTTTCCTAGAAAACCTTATTTATATGCCGACCCAGAGCGTGCAATCATGTGGAGAGCGTTGTTTGATAGTTGGAAAGGTAAAGTTATCGGTATTGCTACACATGGCGGTAATAAAAGAACAAATGAAAAAGGTAGAGAATTAACAGCAGAAGATTTAAAACCTCTATTAGATAGAGATGATATTACGTTAGTATCATTAGACTATAAAAATAAACATATTGATGGCGTTAAATATTTCCCTTTCGCTACTCAATCTGATGATTATGACGATACGGCAGCGTTAATATCTGAACTTGATGAAGTTATTGGTGTAAATACAACAGCATTACATTGTTCGGCGGCGTTAGGTGTTAAAACTACTTGTCTAGTTCCTAAATACCATCAATGGCGTTATGCTCAACCAAGTATGCCATGGTATAGACACATGAGTTTAAAATATCAAGATGATAAAACATGGAAAGAAGTCATTGAGTCAATTAATATCTGAAGAATACAGGGAAATGCAGGCTAAACTGCATGAAAACCCTAACTATGGCATAGCATCTACTTACTTTGCTCCTATTGTAGACGACATCATTAACCAGTTTAAGATAACCGACTTATTAGATTATGGTGCAGGTAAATTAAGACTACGAGATAGCATCAAATCAGAAGTAAATTACACAGCATATGAGCCTAGTAATCCTGATTATGATGATGAACCTGAGCCATGCCAATTTGTAACTTGTATAGACGTTCTAGAGCATATTGAACCTGAGTTACTTGATAATGTATTAAATGATTTAAAAAGAGTTACATTAAAGTATGGACTATTTACTATTCATACCGGTCCAGCAGTAAAAACACTTCCAGATGGCAGAAATGCACATCTGATACAACAACCTTATACATGGTGGCAACCAAAGATAAAAGAAAGATTTGAAATCGTGAGAGAAGTTGCTATGGATAATGGTTACATTGTATTCGTAAAACACAAATAAGGATTCCTAAATGGCATTTACTAACTATACGTCATTCGTGACGACAGTAGAAAACTATCTTGCGAGGTCAGACTTAACATCAGTTATTCCTGACTTTGTTGAGTTAGCACAAGAGCGTTTATCTCGTGACTTAAGAGTGCAAGAGATGTTAAAAGTAGCTACTGCATCAACAGTTGGCGGTGATAAGAACATAGCATTTCCTAGCGACTTTTTAGAGTTAAGAGAAATACATATACAAGGTAATCCTGTGTACACACTAGAATTCCAAACACCAGACAAATTCTTTAGAAATGGCAAGACAAGCGAATCAGGCGTACCAACACACTTTACGATGCTTGGTGCTGAGTTTCAATTTGCACCAGTGCCAGATGGAACACAAACAGTACAAATACTCTATTATGCTAAACCTACCTTTATCGATGGCTCAACACCTAGTAATGTGTATTTAGCATATTTTCCTGATGCTTTACTCTATGCAACTCTAGCAGAAGCACAACCATATTTAATGAACGATGAAAGAATCGCAGTATGGTCAAGTATGTATGACAGAGCAATCGCAAATATTAGAGAAAATGATAAGGGAGCAACATTCTCTAGTGCAACATTAAACGTAACAACTTCGTAAGGAACAATTATGGCTGAATTTAGTAATTTTTTAGAGAACGCACTTATTAATGCTGTTCTCCGTAACACAACATATACATCACCAGCAACAGTATATGTATCACTTTACACAACAGACCCAACAGATGCAGATACAGGAACAGAAGTATCAGGTGGTTCATATGCTAGAACAGCAGTGACTATGGGTGCTCCATCTAATGGTGTATCTACAAACTCTGCTGACGTAACTTTTCCTACTGCAACCGCATCGTGGGGTACAGTTACGCACATAGGCATACATGATGCTTTAACAAGTGGTAACTTATTATTTCACACACCTTTAGATACATCTAAAACGATTGACTCTGGTGACATCTTCAAGATTACAACTGGCAATTTATCAGTTACATTAGCGTAAGGATAAATAATGGCATTAGTCGTTAAAGATAGAGTACAGGAAACTACTACGACCACAGGCACAGGTACAGTCACGCTTGCAGGTGCAGTTGCTGGTTTTCAAACATTTGCAGCTATCGGTGATGGTAATACAACCTACTATGCCATAACTTCTGGTAATGATTGGGAAGTAGGTATAGGAACATACACAGCATCAGGCACAACTTTATCTCGTGATACTATACTAGAATCTAGTAATGCAGGTAGTGCTATTACATTATCAGGCACATCTAATGTATTCGTTACATATCCTGCTGAAAAAAGTGTAAATTCTGATGACATAGGTGTTTCTGTTCAAGCATATGATGCTGACACAGCTAAGTATGATGATGTGACTGCTAACTTTACAGGCACACTTCAGAATGGTGGTAGTAATGTATTAGTAGATTCTGACATTGGTGTAAATGTTCAAGGTTACGATGCTGATACAGCTAAATATGATGATACAACAGCTAATTTTACAGGAACATTGCAACAAGGTGGAGATAATGTTTTAACATCTGGTCCAGCATTTCAAGCACAAGGTCCAGCAGTAACTCAATCATTCAGTTCAGGCACTTGGACAAAAGCACAGATGTCTGTTGAAGATTTTGATACAGATAGTTGTTATAATACATCTCTTTATAGATTTACCCCAAATAAAGCTGGGTATTATTTTGTACATTTCGCTGGATATACATTACCATCATCAGGTGGAACTAACATGAGAAATGTTGTATATAAAAATGGTTCAGTAACAAGTATATATGGATTACTATTTGTATCAGGAGCAAGAGGTCAAGCAGGAGCAACTGGAATTATTTACATGAATGGCACTACAGATTATTTAGAACCATATGTTTACAATAATGGAACAAGTCCTGAATTAGCTAATGGTTCTGCTTCTACTTTTGCAGCATATTATGTGAGACCATAACAATGATTTTATATGAAAAAATATTACAATTAAGACCTAATTTATCAGAAAATGATTTTGACCCTGATATTGGCACAATCGTTTTACAAAATGATTTAGATGAAAAAGGTGATTACATAAAAGAATGGAATCATGCAACTGAAACACAACCAACTCAACAAGAATTAGATAGTATAGAATAATGTTTGGCATAAGTGCATTCTCTCAAACACCTTTTAGTTCTCTTGCTGGTGCATTCATATTAGGACAGGCAAGTGTTACTGCTGATGCTACAGTTGTATCTACTGCTTTAAGATTACGCACATCTAGTGGTGATATATCATCTACTGCTACTATTGCATCTGATGCAATACTAATATTACATGGCAATGCAGATATAAATGCAAATAGCACAGTAACGATAGATGCTACAAGATTAAGAACATCATCTGGTGCAATTACAGGTGATGCAAGTGCATCTGTAACATACTTACGAATCAGAACTAATAGTGGTGCTATTGCAGGTTACGCATTATTTGATGCAGAAGGATTCTCTCTAGCAGTCGCAAGTGGTTCTATATTTTCTAATGTAAGTGTTACTGCAAATGCAGTTCGTGAAAGATTATTTAATGCAAATATAAATACAGATGCAGATGTATATGCACTAGGGGGCGTCATATTTGATAGTTTTCCTAAAATCAATGCAACAGCATTAGCAGAATGTTTAGCAAATGCAACATTTAGTGGTGATGCAATAATTAACTCTAATGGCACAATCACTGCATTAGGAACAATATTAGGTGAAGAATGGACTGACACACCATTTGGAAGTGAATCATGGACAGATACATCATTTGGAACTGATACATGGACACAACAAACAACAGGTTCAGAAACATGGACAAATATCACAGCAGGAACAGAAACTTGGTCTGACGTTTCAACAAATAATGAAAATTGGTTACAACAAGGATAAAACATGGCAAAAACAAAAATTAGTCAATATGATGCAGTAGCAGCGAATAATACTGATGTAGCAAATATTAACATAGCGGAAGGATGTAGCCCATCGAACATAAATAACTCAATTAGAGCTGTAATGAGTCATTTAAAAGATTTTCAAGCAGGAAACCAAACAGGAAACGCTTTAGCTGTTGCAAGTGGTGGTACAGGAGCTGAAAATGCTGCTGATGCAAGAACAAATTTAGGTCTTGGTTCTGTTGCAACATTAAATAGCATTACTTCAGCATACATTACTGATGGCACTATTGCTACGGCAGATATAGCAGATGGTGCAGTAACAGATGCTAAGATTGATACAATGACTTCATCAAAACTTACAGGTGCTTTACCAGCTATTGATGGTTCAGCATTAACAGGAATAACTACTTATACAGATAGTGATGCTTTATCATTATTTAATGCAAGTGGCTCTGCACCAGTATATGCTTGTCGTGCTTGGGTAAATTTTGATGGAACAGGCTCTGTTGGTATTCGTGATAGTGGAAATGTATCTAGTATAACTGATAATGGAACTGGTGAATATACAGTAAACTTTACAACTGCTATGCAAGATAATGATTATGCTGTTTGTGCTACATATTCATCAACATCAATATCTACAGATACTGGAGGTGCTGTTGCACAAGCATCAACTATGACAACATCTGCTGTTGGGTTAAGAGGATATAATAATAATAATGATGCTGCTGATGCTGATGTGGTTTCAGTGGCAATATTTAGATAAGGAAAAATTATGGACAAAAGAATAGTATATACAAATGATGATGGCACAATCTCCATAATTGTTCCAACTGATTGTGGACTAACCATTGAACAAATAGCATCTAAAGATGTACCAGATGGTAAAGAGTATCATATCGTAGACAAATCAGAGATACCTTCTGACAGAACATTTAGAGAAGCATGGGAGTGGAAATAATGGCTATTAATGTAAATATAAATAAAGCAAAAGAAATAACAAAAGATAGACTTCGTGCAGAAAGAAAACCTTTATTAGAAGAACAAGATGTTTTATTTATAAAAGCACAAGAATCTAATAGCGATACAACTGCTATTGTCGCAGAAAAACAAAGATTAAGAGATATTACAAAACAAGTCGATAACTTAAATACTATTGATGAATTAAAATCTATTTCATGTGAGAAATAATGGCAACTCAAAGAATATTATTTGATGAATGGCTACCTGACCAGCCGTCAGTAAGTAAATCAGTTAGAGAGGCGTTAAATGTATTGCCTGTATTAAATGGGTATACATACATTAATAATGCATCAAATTACTCAGCAGCAGCATCAGAAAATCTGAACAATGTATTTGCTGGTAAGTTTGGTGGAACTGTAACTGTGTTTGCAGGTGGCGCTACTAAACTATTTAAACTTGATAATACTGATTTAAGTTTAGATGATGTATCAACATCAGGTGGTTATTCTGGTAATGGTCGTTGGCAGTTTGTGCAATTTGGTCAAAATATGTTGGCTAGTAATGGAACACAAAGAATACAAAGATGGACATTAGGTAGTTCTACTGCGTTTTATCAATCATCTACTTATTTATCTGGAACATATGCTAGAAGTGGCACAACAGTAACTGTTAGTATTACTGGACATGGCTTAACTAATGGCGAAACATATGAAGTAGATATTATAAGTGGCGATGCAAATGATGGAAGTTATGCAATAACAGTTGTTGATGCAGATAGTTTTACTTATACAGATACAGATTCTGGAACAACATCAGGTGATATTCGTGTTATCACATCAGCAGCACCTATTGCTAAACATATTACAGTAATTCGTGATTTTGTAGTTGGTGCATATATTGAAGCAGGAACATATCCAAACAGAGTTCAGTGGTCTGACGTCAACTCTCCTGATTATTGGGATAATGATGGAGCATCACTCGCTGATTTTCAGGATATAGAAGATGGTGGTGACATAACTGGTATCACAGGTGGTGAATTTGGAATAATACTAATGGAAAATGCAGTGGTAAGGCAATCATTTGTAGGTAGCCCAAATATATTTCAATTTGACGTAATAGCTAGAGGTGTAGGCTGTATTGAAGGTGGTTCTGTTACACAATATGCAGGTGTTACTTATTTCTTAGGTGCTGACGGCTTTTATGCTTGTGATGGACAACAAGTGATTCGTATCGGTGCTGAAAAAGTAAATCGTTACTTCTTTAATAATGCCAACATTGGTGATATTGATTCTATCTCAGCTTCTATTGACCCTGAGCGTAATGTAGTTATATGGAATTATAGTAATGTATCAGGTAGCCGTTCATTGATTATTTATAATTACCAAACACAAAAATGGTCAGAAGCAGAAACAGATGTTGATTATCTATCTACATTAGCTTCAACAGGTGTATCACTAGATAGCATGGATACTGCTTATAATGTCACAGCAGGTTCATTTGTAACAGGTCAGTATTACACTATCAGAGAAGTAGGCACAACAGACTTTACTCTTATTGGTGCAGTAGCAAATACAGTCGGTGTATTATTTCAAGCCACAGGTGCAGGAACAGGAACAGGTGTTGCTATTGACCAAGCTGCTGCAACCACAGGTCTTAAATCATTAGATGCTTTATCTGCATCACTCGATGATAGGATTTGGAAAGGTGGTAAGTTTTTATTTGGTGGTGTTCGTGATGATAGAATTGTAACATTTACAGGCACTCGTAAGACAGCTATTTTAACTACAAACGATTTAGAGTTTGGTTATAACACTCTAGTAAACCTTATTAGACCATCTGTAGACAATGGTAGTGCAGATGTGCAAATTGCATCAAGACGTGAATTAAATGACACAGTAACATTTAGCACAGCCATATCAGCAGATGCAGAAGGTCGTGTTGGTTTAAGAAGTCATGGACGTTATCATAGAATATCAGTCACACCAACAGGTGCAAACTGGACATTAGCCATAGGATTAGATTTAGACGTTAATCAAGCAGGAAACAGGTAATGGCACGTTCCGATATGTATAGAAAGCTACCATGGCGTGGTGGCAATCCTAGAGAAGTAGCAGAAATTGTTAATAATCTTGTAGAAGGTAAATCTAACAACACAGGCGAATTTACTCTAAATACAGGCAATGCTACAACTACGACTATATTTGATGAACGTATTGGTCGTAACTCTGTTATTTTGTTTGCTCCATTGACTTTAAGTGCCGCAGCTACAAATGCTTATCCTTATGGAACATTTGAAGAAAGAGCAGATATAACTTTTGCAACTGCTAACACACCACAAATATTAGATTTATCAGAATCTGAATATACAGTAGGTATGTCATTAGCAAGTAATCGTATTACAGTCAGTTATGCAGGTGTTTATGATTTAGATGTATCTGCTTTATTTGTAAATACTGATGTTCAAATCCATGAATCATATATTTGGGTTAGAGTAAATGGAACAGATGTGCCACATTCTGCAACAAAATTTAGTGTGGTAGAAAGTCATGGTGGTACAGATGGATATATGCCTATTAATATTAATCACCCATTAGAACTAGATGCTAATGATTATGTTGAAGTTGTTGCAGCAGTAGATAATACAGGTATTTATTTAGAAAATTATGCAGCACAAACAACACCTTTTGTAAGACCTGCAATTCCTGCATTAATGGTTAATTTACAAATGATAGACCCATCACAAACAACAGGGTCAGCACATGAGTTATATGTAAGCGATAGACAAAAAGGACAAGCAACGGTAACACATTTACCTAATAATGTGTCGAATAAAACATATGGATATGTTATAATCGGCTGATGAAGCTGAAATTAGTTCCATATAATGAAATTGAAAATTATTGGGACAAAATAAAACCAAGTTTAATTAAAATGGCTCGTAATTGGCGTTACGAACAAGCATATTGTGAATTAAAATATCAATCTGCGTTTTTATATTTAACTATAGAAGATGAACAAGAAACAGGATATGTGATTCTTCAAAAACATGCTTATTCAATTCACGTTTGGGCGGCTTATAATAAAAAAAATAACGTTTTAATTGATGGTTTAGAACGTATAAAAGAGATAGCAAAGAAACATAATTGTTTATTTATAAGTTTTAAATCTTATAGAAAAGCATGGGAAAAAGTTGCACCAAAACTTGGATTTAAAAAAGAAAATGAATTTTGGAAAATTAGATTGTGAACATAGCACTTGTTCCTAAAAAAGATTATATTCCTTGTTATCACGCAATACATGATTATTTAGAAAAATCAGCTAAGTATACTTATGGTCGTTTCACAGCAGACGACATTAAAAAAAACCTTTTAACAACTAACAAACAACTATGGGTCGCATATAAAAATGTGCAGATTTATGGATTTGTTGTAACTGAAGTAGTAGATTATCCCCAAATGAGAACTCTTATGATGCATTTCACAGGTGGTGTGCATTTAAATAAGTGGAAAAATGTTATGTTAAAAACATTACAAGAGTTTGCTAAAGAACTTAAATGTGATGTTATTGAATCATATGGTCGAAAAGGTTGGGGTAAAGTTTTTGAGAAAGATGGTTATAAACCTCGTTTTATTTATTATGAATTACCTTTGGAGTAAACTATGTTAAATTTATGGAAATTATTAACGCTATCCGTTAGAATGTGTACATTCGCTGGTGGTGGTGGATTATTTGGTGGTGGTGGTGACAGTGGAGGTGGTACATCCCAAACAACAACCGATATTCCAGATTGGTTACAGCCCTATGTAACCTTTGGTTTAAGGGAGGCAAAGGATTTATACAAAGGTGCTGGTCCAGAATACTATCCTGGACAAACATATGTATCTCCATCTACACAAACAACTCAAGCATTAGGATTAGCAGAACAAAGAGCATTAGCCGGTAGCCCATTGCAACAAGCTGCACTCCAACAGCAAGCAGGAACAGTTGGTGGAACATATTTAAGTCAAAGTAATCCATATTTAAATCAAGCATTAGCAGGAGCAAGAGATATTGCTACACAAGGATATTATGATGCACTTAAAGGTGGGCGTAGTGGTGCAGTAATGGCAGGTCGTATGGGAAGTGGCGCTCAACAAAATGTAGAGTCTAGAGCAGAACAAAACCTTGCTAACGCACTAGCTTCTCAAGCAGGACAGCTACGCTATCAAGACTACGCAAGTGAACGTGCAAGGCAGGAAGCAGCAGCATTAAATGCACCTGCAATGGCAGCAAGTGAATATCAAGACATTAATCAATTAATGCAAACAGGTCAAACAAAAGAAGCATATGACCAAGCCAAATTAGAAGCTGATGTAGCACGATTTAACTTTGCTCAACAAAAACCATATGAAAAATTATCAAGTTACTTAGGTGCTGTTTATGGGGCTCCTGTGCCTATTCAATCAACAACAACACAAGAAACATCAGGCGGTGGTAAAATCATATGTACAGCTATGAATCAAGCATATGGATTCGGTTCATTTAGAAATGCAGTATGGTTAAAATACTCACAAGAAAAACTTAAAAAAGAGCATGAAGTTGGCTACCATACATTATTTTTACCATTAGTTAAAATCTCATACAAAATGGGCAATAAATGGTATAACAAAGCAGTTAGAGCAGTTCTTGAGCATCTTGTTAAACATAGAACAAAAGATATCTATCAAGAATCTAAAGGTAAGAAACGTGATACATTAGGTCGCATATACAGAAACATCTTTGAACCATTATGCTACCTTGTTGGTAAAATTAAAGGAGTTAAATAATGAGTGACCCAATAACAATCGGTGCTGGAGTAGGTGCTGGTATATCAATGTTAAGAGGTGGTAATCCACTTCAAGGTGCAGCAGTCGGTGGTCTTGGCGGTGCAGGTTACGGAGCATTAACAGGTTCAGGCATGGCTGGTAATTTATTAACTGAAGGAGGATTGCTTTCAGGATTAGGAGCGAAAGCAGGGTCTAGCACAATTCCATCTATATTGACGACTGAGGGTGCTAAAGGAGTTGCTCCTAGCATATTTGATAAAATTGGTGGCGGATTATCTTCTATGGGGCAATACGCTAAAGAAAATCCAATGCTTACAATGATGGGTGCGACTGCTTTAATGCAACCTCAACCAAATTACCAAATGGATAGCACAGCAGGTGCTCCAGCAATTATTCCATCTCAACAAAGTATGAATACTTATGTTCCTTCACATTTAACTACTGAAGTGCAAAAACCAAGAGTTGATGTAACTGCACCAACAATGGGTGCAACACAACCATATAGACAATTTGGTTTTGGTGGAGCAAATATGTTCCGTGACCCAATGGAATATATGATGAATCTTAACTACCCACAATACTAAGGAAAAGACATGGGAATACTAGATTATTTTAATACAGCTGGCGGTTATGACCCAAATACTATGAATACTACAAATACTCAAGGTATGAATCTTCCAAATTTATTTATGACTCAGCCCGGATTGGCTAATGCTTTTATGACACCTGAACAGCAACAGCAATTACAAAATCAGGCGACTAAACGAGGCTTATTGACAGGGGCATTAACATATTTAGCAACTCCTAAAAATTTAGGATTAGGTAGTGCTGTCCCTTATTTGTCAAAAGCATATCTCGGTGGTATGCAAGGTGCGCAAGGAACTTATGATGTAGCAAGTAAAAACTTGACAGATATGATGACACTTCAAAAACTTGGCAGACAAATTGAATTACAAGGTATGACAAGTGGAGAAAAAGCACAAAATTACCTTAATAAAGCAGAAGAAGCATTACGTAAAGACCCAAATAATCCTGCATTAAAAGCAGCTGTTATTAATGCTAAAAACCAACTTAATAAAGAAACAACATTTGCTCCACCTACAATCGTATTTAAAGAACAGGGTGCTGAAGCTCAAGAAGTTGGTAAATATTTCGGTAAAACATTTACTGATTTACAAGAAGCTGAAATTAAATCTAGAGATAGAGTTGCAAAACTTGAAAGAGCATCTAATTTGTTAAAAGATATTGATACAGGTAAATTAACAGGAACAGGTGTTGAATTAGGTAAATTACTTAATTCTGCTGGATTTCCAATGGCAGAAGATATACCAAACATTGAAGCTGCTGACGCATTATTTAAAGAATATGCTCTTGAATTGAGAAACCCAGCTGGTGGTGCAGGTATGCCCGGAAGTATGTCTGATGCTGATAGAGACTTCTTGGTCAAAGCATCTGGCGGCATAACAACATCACCAAAAGCAAGAGAAATCATGTTAGAAACTCAACAGGCTTTAGCTAAACGTAATTCTGATGTAGCAAAACTTGCTAGAGATTATCGTAAGAAAAATGGTCAAATTGATGAAGGGTTCTATGATGTTTTAAAAGAATTTTCTGATAAAAATATTTTATTCCCTCAAACTTTTGAAGAAAAATATGGCGGTGGTCAATCAATGTCAAGCAATATGATTGGCGGAGATATTAAACCTACAACATCAGGCGGCTTTAGATTATTACCATAAGGATAAAACATGGCAGAACAGGAATTAAAAATATATCAAGTAGAAGCACCTGACGGAAGTATTCTAAAATTAGAAGGTCCAGTAGGAGCATCACAAGAAGATATTATTAAAAATGCTGAGATATTGTTTAATCAAAGACAAGCACAACAGCCTAAATATAATATGGGTGCTGAATCTTTACGTTCATTGGCACAAGGTGCGACATTTGGTTCTGCTGATGAGATAGAAGCAGCATTAAGAACTGCTCCGCAACAATTATCTAAAGAAATGCAACTTGGCGGATTAGCAGCACAAATGCCTACTACTGAGCCACAAAAAGTTTCATTGTCAGACCAAATGGGTGCTGGATTAGGCTCTATGGTTGGAACTTTACCATCTATTGGTGATAGTGGTTATAAAAAAACTAGAGATGAGATTAGAGCACGTCAACAGTTATTTCAAAAAGAACACCCTGTTTTATCAACAGGGCTTGAAATAGCAGGCGGTCTTGCAGTTCCTTTTATTGGTGCAGGTGGAGCAGCATTAAAAGGTGGAACAACATTAGCTGGCAATATTGCTAGAGGTGCAGGATATGGTAGTTTATACGGAATGGGAACTGCTAAAGAAGCAAAAGATATGCCTTTAGGAGCAGTTCAAGGAGCAACAACAGGTGCTTTATTCACTGGTGCAGTAGGTGCTTTAGGTAGAACAATAACTCCTAAATTATCAGAAGCAGCCAAAAGGTTAAAAGAAAAAGGAATTTCTTTGACTCCGGGACAAGCAATCGGAGGCACATTAAAACAAGCAGAAGAAACTGGTTTAAAAACACCATTTGTTAGAGGTTTATTTTCTGGTGCTCATGAAAAATCTATTCAAGATTTTAATCATGTAGTTATTGATGAAGTATTAAAACCAGTAGGCAGAAAAGCAAGTAGAAATTTATCTGGACGTGATTCTATTGTTGAAGCTCAAAATGTATTAAGTAAAATGTATGACAAACTTATACCTACATTAAAACTTGATATGAACAAAGCTGGTGCGCAGATGGACGATGTTGTTAAAAAATACACAACAGGCGACAAATCAGGTATGTTAGGCGAAGGGCAAAAACAACAATTTGCCCAATTAATGAACAATATGAAAACTGCGTTAACAAATAATAAAAGTCCTCAAATTTTAAAAAGCATTCAATCTGACTGGAAAAAACAAGTAAGTAATTTTAAAAGTTCAGGCGATGCTGTTCAAAGAAATATGGGTGATGCGTTAGAAGATGGATACAATGCATTTTATAGAAATATAATGAATCAAAACGGTAAACACGCTGTTGAATTAAAAAATATTGACAACGCATACTCAAGACTTGTAGTTTTAGAGAAAGCAGCAAAACGAAGTGATGGATTAATAAACCCATCTCAATTATATAATGCTGCAACAGGTGGTAAAATTTCTGCAGTAGATAGAAAATTAATTGCAAGAGGACAAAAGAATTTTCAATCATTAGCAGAAGATGCTAAAAAAGTTATTGGTGATTCTACTCCTGATTCTGGCACTGCTGGTAGATTGGCAACTATGGGATTGATGGCTGGAACATTACCACAATATATTAATCCGATAGCAGCAGCTGGAATAATAGGAGGAAGTTCATTGTATACAAAACCCGGAATGTCATTGTTTAATCGTTACATTACTCCAAGAACAGGCGGATTGATGACTGGTTTAGGTGAGCAATTAGCAACTAAATCACCAGCAGCCACATCTCTATTAAACATTAGAGATAACAGATACGAATGATATGGCACGATTTAACTTTACCCCCTATAAACCTATACAACGCACCAAGAAAGGATTCTGATGGAGAAGGTTCAAGAAACAGTAGCAGTTCACTCTGCAGAAATTGACCATATGAAAAAAGACATAGACCATATTATGAACAAAGTCGATAAAATGGATACTTCTATAGACGAAATCAAATCTACATTAGATGAATTTAAAGGTGGTAAAAGAGTAGCGATGTGGCTGTTTAGTGCAATCGCAACTGTTATTGCATTTATTGTAGGAAAATTTTTTCAATAATGGATAGAGTAACTGCGGTTATTGTATCTTGTTTGTTAGTTATTTTATTTTGGGTTCATAATGTATTATCTGCTGAAACTACTATCAAATATTCTGGGATGCCTGTACCGAGTGCTATGGCACCTTCTATTTCTGCTTTCAGTAATGATATGTGTAAATCCGGAGTTAGTGGTGGAGCTAACACAGGCGTATTTGCTGTAAGTGGTGGCGTAACAATTACTGATGAAAACTGCGAACGTATCAAGTTATCTAAAGTATTAAATGATTTAGGATTAAAGGTTGCTGCAGTCGGAGTTTTATGTCAAGATGAAAGAGTGTTTGAAGCTATGTTACAAGCTGGTAGTGCTTGTCCAATCAATGGTGCTATTGGTGATGCAGCTTTAAGAGCATGGTTTGAATTAAAACCTGAAGTATTTGCGAGGTTATATGGTAAGGATTGGCTTCCTCCTACTGTTACTTATCCAATGGAGTAATTTATATGCGTGGAGTTGTTACTATGATAATGGCGAAGATGGGTGGTATCTTGAAGGCAGTATGGTATGCGATGGTATCGAAGTTAGCGTGGCTATTGAGAACCATTATTGTGAATGGCACAGACCTGATGACCCTTATTGCACGCAGTTTCAAGAAACTATTTGCGTGGACAGTATCGAGTATCAAACACTATCTTGTCCCATCAATTATAGTGGAGGAATACAACAAAGTAGAACCTATGTTTGCAAACAAGCAAGCTGGACAGATTGGCAGACTACTTCTGATAACTGTACCCCTAACCCTCCTACTTGTGTTACTTCATTTGATACTAGGGTGTTACAATGTAATATTGGCTATGATGGTCAAATTACTGAAACGAGGATAAGTTCATGTCCAAATCCATATGGCACAGAAGTATGGAGCGATTGGTCAGAATCGCAGAACACATGCACTCAAAGCACTACAGACCCAGTGAGTCCAATTTCAGTGACGAGTCCTACAAACCCTGTGAGTCCCA